TTATTAAATTATAAACAATGAAAAAGTTTTTTAAAGAATTAATTAGTGACAATAATAATATTAATGAACAAGCATTTGTAGGAGTAATCTCTTTCTTTGCTATGGTATTTGTATTATTAGTAGATGTAGTAACGGGAATGTTAAGTAAAGAATTGATTATCAAGGAGTTTATCTTTGATGGATTTATGATTCTTACACTTGGTGCATTTGGTATTACAACTGCTGGAAGAATTATGTCATTAAAGAAAAAAGCTGAAAACAAAGAAGAAGTTTCAGAAGAAGTAGTAGATTAACAATTAAAAATAAATAATATGCAATTAAGTAAGAATTTAGCATTAGCAGAAGTAACAAGAAGTGAAACAGCTAAAAGAAAAGGAATTAGCAATATGCCGACTCCAGAACACATTGAGAACTTTAAAAAGTTAGCTGAGAATGTATTCCAACCAATTAGAGAACACTTTGGGGTTCCTATTCATTTGAGCTCTGGGTACAGAAGTAAAGCCTTGAATACTGCGGTAGGGGGAAGTTTGTCCTCACAACATTGTACAGGTGAAGCAATTGATATTGACATGGATGGAACATCAATTACTAATAAACAAGTTTTTGACTTTATAAGACAGAATGTAAATTTTGATCAAATGATTTGGGAATTTGGTACAGATGCTAATCCTGACTGGGTTCACGTATCTTATGAGTCAACAGGTAAACAGCGTAAACAAGTTTTAAGAGCTGTTAAGCAAGGGGGTAAAACAAGTTATGTACCTTATAAATAATTTGACATGAAGTTTAGAAATAGCTGGAAATCAGTAAATAAACAATGGGATAAACTATCAATTAGATTGAGAATATCTTCATTGGATATTTTAACTATAGAAGTAGATATCTCTAGAGAGTTCTACATGTTTACTTTATTTAACTTAACAATAAAAAACAGATAATTATGATACATGACAAAAAACAGATCATTAGATCTATGAAAAGTTACTCAGAAGGAGGATCCTCTAACGGATGTGGGCCTGGTGACGGAGGGTGTAAATCATCTAAAGCAACTAGAAAAAATAATAGAAGAAAAGCTTGGCACAATTTTAAGGAAGGTGTTGATAAAGTTAAGGGCCCTATTATAGGTGCGGGTCTTGCAACAGCTGCCCTTATAGCTAATAAAAAAGGTCTTTTTGGAAAAGAAGCTAAAGAAGCACTAGGTATGCAAAATGGAGGTTCTATTAAAATGCAGAAAGCTACGGCAAAACCAAAGCCTAGAAAAATGACTGTTAATATGATTCCTGCTAATAAGAAATCACCACAAGCTATGGCACCAAAACCTATGATGGCTAAAAAAGGCGGTTCAGTTAAAAAGAAAAAGTAGAATAAATTATCATATATTCTCAGATCCAGGTACTTATGTATCTGGATTTTTTATTTAAATTTATTTTGTTTAAACAAAAAATTGTATATTTGTATAAACTTAAAAAGTATAAACATGGAAAACAATAACCAACAAGAAGAGTTAGAGCAACTAACTGCAGAACAATTAGTAGAAAGAAAGTTAGAAATGAAGGCTTATTTTGATGATGCTATTCCTTACTTAGAATCACAAGTTAAGTATGAAAAACTTCTTATGGACATAGCTGAATCTAAGTTCAAAAAATTCCAATGGGATGCTCAGTTATCTATGGCTATGTATCAAATGCAACACCCAGAAGAACATGAAACTGAGGAAAGATATGAAACAGAAGCTGCTGCACAAGAGGATCCTAAAAAAAGAAAACTTAAAAAAGAGTAATCATGGCTTTAGTAAATCAAGTTCAGAAAAAGGTTAAGATGCCTAAATGGGATGTAGTAAAATTCCAAATACTTACACATTGTTTTGTAAATAGAATAACAATGAGTGAGTCAGACTTGAATTGCTTAACATTATTAAGTTTCAATCAACCTATTGAGCTTACACATTTTTGTTATGATGCTTCTTCAGAAGAAGAGTGGATATTTAAATCACCTCAGACTGTTAGAAATTGTATTAATAAAGCTGAAAAAAATAACTTGGTGGTTAAGGATAGTGAAAATAAAAAAGTCATTATGCTTAACCCCAATTTAAAAATTCAAACTGAAGGTACAATTCTATTAGATTATAAATTTTTAGGTCATGAATCCCAAGAAGGCTAATAGACTTTATAAAGAAGTAGCAGAAGAACTTAATATATCTGATACATTAGTAGAAGAAACAATAAGTTTTTATTATAACCATATAAGACAAATGTTAAGTGGTTTAACAGACCCTAGAATAAATGTAGAAGGATTAGGTCATTTTATTATTAAAACTAACTTAGTCAAAAAAACTATACCAAGAATAGAAAAAGGATTAGATGCACATGATGTATCTACCTTTAGTGCATACTTTGGTAAAAAGAATAAAGAAGTTAAGTTAGGTCAATTAAAGATTTTACAAGAAAAAATATTAATTGAAGAAGATAGAAAAGCTAAACATAAAATTAAAAGAAATGAGTATATTGAAAACAATCTGGAAGGAAAGACACAAGATAGTTGAAGGTATTAAGAATTCAATTATTAGAGATGAATTTGTAGAAGAAGTTGCTGCAATGAGATATTCTATTTGTGATGAATGTCCAAGCAAAGGAAAGAAATGTGCTGTAAAAGGTACGGCTCCTTGTTGTAATGAATGTGGTTGTTCTCTTGGATTTAAGACTAGATCTTTATCTTCTTCTTGTCCATTAGACAAATGGGAAGCATTGATATCAGAAGAAGAAGAAGATGCATTAGATAATCTTACAACAAATGACAAATGAGTATACTATTTAGTGCTAGTGACCATTCATACAAAAGTATTGATGGATCAGATAAGATAGATTGGGTAAGTGTAACAACTTTAATATCTCATTTAAAGAAATCTTTTGATGCTAAAAAAGTAGCAGAAAGGGTTTCTAAAAGTAAAAGATCTAAATGGTATGGGATTGAACCTAAAGAAATAGAGAACATCTGGAAGAATGAAGCAGATAGAGCTACTACATTAGGTACATACTATCATAATCAAAGAGAAACTGATCTATGTTCTTTAGCTTCTATGGAAAGAGAAGGTATAACTATTCCGGTTATTGCACCATCTGGTGAAAGTGATGGTATAAGAAAAGCTCCAATACAAAAGTTAGAGCCTGGAGTATATCCAGAACACATGGTATACTTAAAATCTATTGGTATATGTGGGCAATCAGATTTAGTTGAAGTAGTTAATGGCAAAGTAAATATCATTGATTATAAAACAAATAAAGAAATTAAGACAGAATCTTTTGTAGATTGGGAAGGTAAATCTGAAAAGATGTTATATCCCCTAGATGGATTAGATGATTGTAACTTTAATCATTATGCTTTACAGCTTAGTATTTATATGTATATTATATTAAAGCATAATCCTAAATTAAAGCCGGGAAGAATATTTATACATCATGTTACATTTGAAGTAGAATCTGAAGATGAATATGGATACCCTATTGCTAAATTAGATAGTGAGGGTAACCCAATTGTTAAAGAAGTTATTCCTATACCAATGCCTTATTTAATAGATGAAGTACTTAGTATAGTTCATTATGTACATGATAATAAAGATAAAATTAAAAAGAAATGATAGTAAGATTATTTGATGTACAAAATGGTGTAGTAGTTCCAACAGAACATTGCTATACATTAAAAGCACTTAAGGATGTTATGGATAATTATCCAGATGATTACCTTAAGATCTATCTGTATTTATTTTATATGACTTGTCCTAATCCAGATTTGAATCCTTTCTTTCATACTCCTGAGATAGATAAAGAACATATTATATTGTCAGAAATACAAGCAGAATTTTCAACAGAAGATACAGATATCTTTATTGCTTTAGAATTCTGCAAAAGAATGTATGAGACTCCAACATCTAGAGCATACAAAGGTATGGCATCTATGTTAGATAGATTAGCTAGATATATGGAGACTACAAGTATTACAGCAGGAAGAGATGGAAATATTAATTCACTAGTTGCTGCAGCCAAAAACTTTGACCAGATTAGAGCATCATTTAAAGGAGTCTACAAAGATCTTCAAGATGAACAGTCAAGTAAAGTACGCGGAGGTCAGGGGCTTGCGTATGACAGTTAATTATGAGTGAGATATATCAAGATATACCCTGTTGGGATAATGGTACTTGGACTACAGTTTCTTTTGAGTCTAGAGAAGAATATACTAATGCTATAAAAGAACTTTTTAAAGAACCGGGTCAGTATCAGTTTGATAAAACAAGTTTTATATTTAATGAACAATCTATAAAGTTTAATCAAAATAAAGTATACTGCACTGCTCCTTTTAAATCTAAGGACTTTATAAACTACTGGGATGACCAAAAACATAAATGTAGAAAAGGTGTATTTTATATTAATGGTAATAAGAAATGGTATCTAACTAGGGATTATTACATGTGGTTAAACTTCCTACCAATCTTTGATAAGGAAGAACAAAACTTTGGATTTGCTAAAGTAAGAGATGCTCAATATCACATGGCATTATATGAACTATTAGCAGAACTTAATTATAAACATGTAGCTATTCTAAAGAAACGTCAGATAGCTTCTTCTTATTTTCACATGTCTAAGTTACTTAATCAGCTTTGGTTTGAAGCTGGGGTAACTTTAAAGATGGGGGCAAGTCTTAAGGATTATATTAATGAGAAAGGTTCTTGGAAGTTTATGTCTGAGTATGCCGCATTCTTAAATGAACATACCGCATGGTATAGACCAATGTCTCCAGATAAAGTGTTAATGTGGCAACAAAAGATTGAAGTTAGAAAAGGAGACAGAAAAACAGAAGTAGGTTTAAAAGGTACTATGCAAGGTATGTCTTTTGAAAAAGATCCTACAAATGGTGTAGGGGGTCCAGTAAAATACTTCTTTCATGAAGAGGCTGGTATTGCACCTAAGATGGATTTAACATATGAGTACATGCGTCCAGCTATGGCTTCTGGTTTAATTACTACAGGGATGTTTATTGCTGCAGGATCTGTAGGGGATTTATCTCAATGTGAACCATTGAGAAAAATGATACTATCACCAGGAGATAGTGATGTGTATGCTGTTGAAACTGATCTTATAGATTCAAAAGGTACTCATGGTATGTCAGGTTTATTTATTCCTGAACAATGGTCAATGCCTCCATATATAGATGATTATGGTAATTCACTTGTAGAAGAAGCATTAAAAGCTTTAGATGAACAATTTGCAATCTGGAAGAAAGAATTAGATCCAGAAACTTATCAGTTAAGAATATCTCAGAGACCAAGAAACATTGAAGAAGCTTTTGCTCATAGATCAGTATCTGTATTCCCTCCACATCTTGTTGCTGCACAAGCTAGAAGAATAGAAGAAAAAGAATATGCATATGAGTTCTTAGATATTAGTACAGATGAGAATGGTAAACCTACTGTTAAAGCATCTAATAAACAACCTATTAAAGAATTTCCTATTACTAAGAAGACTGAAGATAAAACTGGATGTCTTGTAGTATGGGAAAGACCTATTAAAGATCCTACCTTTGGGCAGTATTATGCTTCTATTGATCCCGTTTCAGAAGGGAAAACAACAACTTCTGAATCACTATGTTCTATTTATATAATGAAAGCTCCGGTAGAAGTTACTAAAGTAACAGGCATTGAGACAGAAACTTATATAGAACCAGATAGAATTGTAGCTACTTGGTGCGGTAGGTTTGATGATCTTAACAAAACACACCAGAGACTGGAATTAATTATAGAGTGGTACAATGCTTGGACACTTATTGAGAACAATATCTCACTATTTATCCAGTACATGATATCTAGAAAGAAACAAAAGTACTTAGTGCCTAAGAGTCAGATCATGTTCTTAAAAGATCTTGGTTCTAATACTAATGTGTTCCAGGAGTATGGTTGG